TACATCAACCTCGGATGAATTACTTTTCACCACCGCGCCCTTCACCACGCGCAAGCGCTCATAGTCCACTCCATTGTCAATGCAAATTCTCTCCGCTTCTTCTTCATTCGCTAACCACAAGGCTATCGCTAACCTATGCCCATCAACCAAAGAAGATGCGCCTCTGATCTTACTGCGCACATTCATCGGGTCGTCATCAGCTTGGAGAGCCGCCTTTGACATATGATGAATACTTAGAGTGCAACAGTTAAAACGCGAGGAGATAGAGGCGCAAAGTTGACAGTAAAGTTGAGCAGCTTCATTAGATGAACTAATGGGCGCTCCACTCATGGCTTGGATTGGGTCAATGATGACCAGTTCTAAATTAGGAATCGTCTCTAATTCAGCTAAGAGTTCTCTAGCTTGATCGGTAATTTGTAAACCTTTTGAATCGTCTCTAATAAGTATTAAAGGTTCAGGTTGATCTGGAATGGTATGGGTGAATACATCATAAGGTGCATCGAATCTTTTATTGTCTTTATCCAAAGCATTAATCCGTCTATGGATTTCAACCAAGTCATCCTCGGCTGATAGTATGACCACATTACCGCCTTTGAGTATAGGATGATCGAACCACATTCCAGAACCTTGCGATACTTTAATGGCTAAATCTAATGCCATCATGGATTTACCTACCCCACCAATCGAGGCAAGAATACCAGGCTTAGATATTTCTAACAGTTTATCCACAAGCCAAACCTTTGGTGGTGGTTCTTTAACTAGGTTTCTAATAGGGTGTTTGGTTAGACCTAAACCTTGATTTAATATTTCTAATCTAACTCTATCTAATCCATGAGTTTTAGCTAAATCGTTGTAGTCTCCTCTCGCGCTCGGCACGCGCACGAAACAGTTAGGAATGGCAGATGCTACCTCGTTAGCTTTCCTCTCGCCTACGCCGTTCTCATCGTTATCTAGGGCTATATATAATCTTGCTTGAGAAATCTTGCGAATATTAGTAACAGCTTCCATAGTAAAGTTCGCCGAAAAGACGCAAACTGTCGGTATTTTCGTTGACTCATAAACTGTCGCGGCGGTTGAATAACCCTCGACAATGATTAAGTTTTCTTGCGTGGCTAATGTTGCTTGCTCGCACCCAATAAGAAATACATTACCCTTGATTTCGCTCGCGCTCACAAATCTTTTCTGTCCTTTCTTATCGATATACTGTAAACTACGCATCTCTCCGCTTACTGCGGAGATAACAGGAACAATTAAACTTCCGTTCAGTTGTTTCAATCCATAGCTTTTAACATTTTTACTATTTAGATACTCATGCGAGATCACGGGCTGACAGTTCTTATATCTTTCTTTTACTTCTTTAGCTACTTCATCATGCCTAACTTTCTTCGCTACTTCGGCCCGCTCAATAGCTTCTTCCATTCTTTTTTGTAGCGCTACTCTATCAATGTTTGATAGTTGATTGGTGTTAATGCTTGACCACTTGTGCTGTTCACCCGTTCGCCAGTTACCAAAAGTTGCAAAATAATTTCCGTCTAGCTCATTGATAACATACCAACCGCTACGCTCATTGCCTTTGTCTGGTCTAACACCAGGCGCAGATTGAACGGGTACTCTTGTTACCTGTCCTGTTAAGTCTAATGAATTGACGAACAACCCTTGGTTATTCATCTCGCGTATTAAATCATCCGTGCTGTTGCCTTGACTGGCAAAAGCAAAGTTATCATCAATGACTAAGCCTTTCTCTCCATACCATTTAGTCAGTTCCATCTCTTAATGTTCTCTCCAATTGTCCTGTTTCTGCTTGATGGTTGGCCCAGTTGAGATATTCTCTAATAGCCTTACCAAATAACAGTTCTCTTTTTTCTCTATCCCATTCGTGCATAACATAAGAACCTGTGTCCTTCGCTATCTTGAGATAGATGTCTTTCGTTTGTTTAATAGCGTAATCTAAGCCCTCGTTGCTCATCTGCGCTACATTCTTGAGTTGTTCACCTTTCTTTAATTTATCTAGGTGATCCATGCTACAAGCTCCTAACCATATGTAATCCTTACCATAAACAAAACCCTTCGCTGGCGCTCTACAATAAGCGCACAGCGATGGTTTACTTACTAATGGATTAAAAAGGGATCTTGTCGCCAAGATCTTCTTCTACTTTCGGAGGTGTTGGCGCACTTGCCTCTACCTTCTTACCCTCTGCTGGTTGCCAGTTGCTACCAAACTTAGAGTCGATCTCTGGATAGTTGTTTTCGTTTAGCTTTAACATACAACTAACTGTCTTACCATTAAGCTCGTTAGTGTCTTTTAAAGTTCCAGTAATGCCAGCTGCTTTTGCAAGACCCGCCATTTCCTTCATACCAAAACCAACATATTTAGGATTGTCATGCGCAACAGTTACAGTAAAACCTGTTTGTAATCCTGTTCCCGCAATCCTAAAGTTAAGTTGCATACCCATCCAACCATTCTGACCCGATCTTAATTCTTCATTAGTATTCACATACTCAAGATCATATCTTCCTGGTTTTATTTCCGTTTGTTGTTCGACAACTTCCACATCGCCGAAAAAATTACTTATATCCATATTGATACCCTTTATATCTATATATTAATTAACCTGGATCGTAAGAATCATAATCAGATAAGTATTTGATTAAATCCTCACAATCCGCCTGCATTGAAATAAGCCAATGTAATCCGTCAGTAGGTAAAGAGTTGTCCTCTGGATTGATAGAATCTATATGTTTATTCAAGATCATATCAAACAGTTTTAAGGTTCTCTTTACTCTAGCAACTTCTCCTAATCGGCTCATTTCAACATTTCCTCTCTTATGGTTGCCCAATCGAAAGGCATTTCACTAGGCAAGCCATATCTGTTCTTGGCCATATAGCCAGGTGCTTGCTCAGTAAAAATAGTTCTGTCGCCAGCAACAGTCTTGGTAGTCATACCCATCTTGCCTTTGACTTGTACAGTTCCAACTTTGTAGTTGGCAAAAAAGACTGCATCGCTATGTTCTACTAATAAGTCAGCAGCTTTACGATGTAGTTTGATTTCATGTCGATCATGTGGATCATTAGATGGGTCTTCATATCTGCGAATCTGATTGTGTGCAATCTGTATCACAGTCATAGACTTTTCATCTCTAAGTCTGTTGAGAACCTCAACATACTCTTTCCACTTATCAAGAGCTGCTACATAACCTTTACCATAGGCAGGCGTATCTATTTGCGCCCAACCATTTTCTTTACAGACATGATCCCATAGCAAGGTTTCCAACCAGTCTAATGAATCAATACAAGCAACACGAAATTCGTGATCTTCTGTCAATAAAGAGGTTAGATTGTTCATAAACTCTACATAAGTTTTTGCTACTGGAAAGTGATCGCACTCAATCTTTCCAATACCATCTTCAGATTGAATAATAATCACTCCTTCAGAATTTGACCAAGTGCTATCTACTGGATATGCCAACTTTGGATCGTCTGCTTGTTTGCCTTCTACCCATTGGTCATATGTAACATTGTTAGCAATTACATTGCCTTCAGAGTCACGAACAATTGATTTACCCATACCCGCAGCAAACGATGTTTTACCAATACCACCTGGACCATAGATAACTAGTCGTGGTGGTTTGATCTTACCTTTCTTTTGTATTGCGGCTAGACTCATTCAACCACCTCAACTTTAGAATCATCACCTTCAACAGCTTCTTTCAAAGCATTGCTGTAATGTCTTCCAAGTATCTCTAACTTCTCAACTTCAAAGTTAGCGTTAGCAATCACATCTTGTCTTTGTTTATTAACAAGCGTGACTTTGTTATATAGAATCTTATTTTCATCTGATAAGTCTTCTACTTTGTATTCTTTACCATCCTCATCAAAGGTAAAGGTTAGTTCATTTTTTTCTTCAGTCATATTTCTCTCCTAAAGTATTTTTATATGCATCACAATGATCTTTCGCATTACAAAACTTACAAGTTTCTTTGCTTGGATTAAATTGTGGGTTTTCTTCAAAACAAGCCTCGGCTGCTGGTTTCAAAACTTCAAATCCCCAGTTGACTAGATTAGTAGCCGTAGTGGAGCTTGATCGGATAATGCCATCTTTATGCCAACCTCTTGGTTGAACGATGGTCATAATAACTTCTATGTCCTCGTCTTTATAACGAGAGCTGTATCTTGATAATGCACCAAGTGCATAAATTTTTAACTGTCCGTTGTCATGCGCATCAACTGCCCATTTACCAGATTTAAGATCAACAATCTCTAAGGCTTTTTCGCCTATAATAATGGCATCTGCTGTACCCCAAACATCTGGAGATATCTCATCCATAAACACGCGCTCTTCGATCAATAGCTTTCCCCCCAGCGCCTGCGCACGCTCTTGGATATAATTTACATATACATTCGCGCAATCAATCATGTCTTGGTCGACTTCTATTTCAAAGTCTTCTACCACTTGAACCTTGCCCAACCAATAGTCTTCAAGGCTCATATCATTTAATCTGCCCTTTAAAAGCATCTCGCACATTTCGTGAACCAAAGTACCAGTAGCCGCAGGGATGCCCACAGAGTATTCACCATACTGTTTAATCATCATGGGTGATGCAGGACATTCCTTCCAGCGCGTAAAAGCTGACGGACTAAGAGTTGCGTGAGCCATTGGAAACGTATGAGCTTTCTTCTAATTGCTTGATCTCTGCTAGATCATAAAGAATTTTACCGCCAATCTTATAATAGTTAGGGCCTCCGCCTTTACGCCTTAAATTTGATAGCGCGTGTGGATTTTTGCCCCACCTTTTAGCTAGTTGCTTAGTGTCTATAAAGACTCTATCGGTGTCTGTCATTTCCTAATACTCCCTTTTTGTATTTGAATGTTGTTAAATTTACACTAAAGTTATATGATATGCAAATATATTTATAAAAAAAGGAGAAGAAATATGAGTATAGATAATGTAACCCCAGAGGAATGGGATCAAGCCATTGATATGCTTGCGATCAATAACCAGGTAGGTGGACAACATTATACAAGTTTAAAGATACAACCAAAGGTGTATGCTTATGCAAACAATTTGAGTCCATGTCTTGCTGATGTTGTTAAATATATAACCAGAAAGAAGGATGATAGAGTGACAGATTTGCTCAAAGCAAAACAATCTATTGATCTTGAACTACAACTCGTACATGGTGTAGACGGAGAGGGTAACAAAATAGGCCGACATACTTTGGAGGTAGAGGTCTAGGAGTAAAGCAATGAACTTGTTTGATTTTGAAGACCCAGTTCTAAATGAAAGGAACAACAATACGCCTGTTTATATAAACAGATACATTGCGCGTTCTTTGATAGATATAGCTGGGTTGGAAAAAAAAGATCCTCAAGCATTAGCGGAGTATTTCCTACAAGTAGGAATAAACTCCGTTAAGCATTACAAGGATCAAGAAGTTAAATTTGATATTGAAAA